GGCCTGCGGGCCCTGGGCAATGCCCGAAAACGAAAAAGCCCCGCTCGGTGGCGGGGCTTCGTGTGTCGTCTCTCATAACGCGCAAGATCGACATGATGGGGTTAATTTACGGCCAGTCGGCCAGGTGGTCAAGCGGCATCTACAAAGATTTGTTCACGGTCGAAAATCTCGGTCGCATGAATCACAGCCTGCTCTTCCAAACGCTCCAAGCGCTTGTGGATTCCGCCTCGCCAGTTGCGCCGAGTGCGCTCCGGCGACCCGGCCAGGTCCCAGGTGTTCATGTCGTAGAACTCAGCGGGCAGCACGATCATGTCCGTGGAACGCTTGCCTGTCTGGATGCCCTTCAGCTTCGGGATCGCCCAGGCAGCCAGCGCCTTGTAGATGAACAACTGCGGCGCTGGGGAAACCATGCGAGCAACCAATCGGCCGATCGCCGCTACCTTGTTGGCCTTGTGCGTCGAGTACTTGGCCACCAACACATCCCACTGAGCCGGCTCCAGCTGACGGTGTAGCAGCGCGTACAGACAGCAGTCGTAGTCGAACTTGTCGCGGACTGACAGGGTGCTCCCCGTGCCGCCTTGGCGCATGTCGGCGTCGATGAGTTTCTGCCAGGACTGCTTTGTGCTGTTGTCGATGTTATCCGCTGCCAGCACCCGAACCAGGGTGCCCATCACGTCTTTGTACATAGCCATGGCTCAATCCCCTGTGTAGTTGGTGCCGCCGGCACCGCGGCGGTTGTTCTCGTTGTATTGCGACTCAGCGCCTGGCGGAACAGCTGGTCCGGTCACAACGTTTCGCGCCTTACGCAGCATCGAGCCCAGCAGAACAACCAAGTCTTCCAGTGGAATTGCTTCATGGGTTTCAGCGTGTACCAGGCCAGTGGCGTGGCAGCCAATGCATTCAAGCTGGTGAAACACTCCTTTGATCAGTCCTCTACCAAGACAGGAAGGGCAGTCGGTTACTGGAATCTCGCGACGCGCTTCGGCGGGTCCATGCTGCTTTTTCATCATTTTTAAACCTCGCCTTTTATTGTTTCGTGATTTGGCTAGAAGCCGCGCCATTCAAGGCCTCGGCGGCATTCTGCGAATTTCCGTTTCTAGTCATGGTCAAGCCGTGAATCAGGCTGAAGCCCTTCCCGTCTAACCATTCGTGCCACTTGCTCAGGGCTTCGCGCTTGAGCAGTTCGGCGGATGTATGGATGTAGGTCTGCACGTTGCGGGTCATCGTGTGGTTCACCAGCATCTCGCCGATGAGGAAGTCCACACCGAGGTCAGTCCAGCCGGTCCGGGCCACCTTGCGCAGGTCGTGGCTTGTCCACTCGCCCTTGCCCAACCGGGTGAACACGGCGCAGGCCTGTCCATCACTCAGACACCCACCCAACCGCGCCGGGAACACGAACGCACCCTTGTAGCCCTTCCGTGCCTGCCAATCCCGGTACCGTTCCAGCAGCGCGCAGACCTGCCGAGTCAACGGCAGCCGATGCTCGCAACGGGTCTTGGTGTTCTCGGCCGGGATGAACCACTCGCCCTGCTCACCCAGGGTCAGGTGCGACCATCGGGCCATCCGGGTTTCGCCAACCCGCGTACCGTGGCAGAGCATCATCAGCGCTAGCATGCAGTCCTGCGGCGCCCGGTCGAACCCATCGGCCAGCTGTTCGATCACGTCCTCGAGCTGCACGGCGCGCAGACGCGATGGCTTCGGCAGGATCCGGGCCTTGGTGAAGTCGGTGAACTTGAAGCCGGCGATCGGGTTGGTGCTGATCAGGCGCAGCTTCTCGGCTTGCCGCATGGCCACCACCAGCACGCCCCACACAAGCCGGACGTAGGACAGCGAGAACTCGGCCTGCATTGGCCACATCAGCTGCTTGTCCAAGGTGAATCGGTCGAGATCGTCCACCAGCAGCTCGCCGAGGCGCGGTTTCAAGTGAAGGCTGATAATCGAGGTGTTGGTGGATCGGCGCTTGCCCGAAAGGCTTCGGTCAGCGGCCTGGCGGGCGGCGAACCAGTCCAGCAGCTGACCAACAGTCTGCAGAGTGCCAGCCGATGCCGAGGCCCTCGGATCGGCGGCCAGGCGCTCGCGAATCTTCGGCAGTGCGTTGATCAAGCCCTTCACCGGCAGATCTGGGAATTGCGCGATCTTTTCCCACTTCTTGCCGACCACCAGATGCCACGTACCGCGCTCTCGGTTCTTGTGGAAGCGGAAATAAACGCCCGGGAACCGCGCGTCGCGCATGTCACGGATACCGACGTTGGCCGATTGCCGCCGGATCTCGGCGTCTGAAAAGGTGGTCAGCAGGCTCTGGCTCATGGCGTGTTCGGCTCCGGGTCGATTGGGTAATCCCGGATGTGCACGCGCACTTCCCCACCCGGCACCGGCTGGCCGATGTTGATCGTGGTCACGAAGTTTTTGTCGTCGATGCCCAGGCCATCAGCAACACCATCACGGCCAGCCTTGAAACGCGCCAGCAGGTTGTCATCGTCATAGGCCCGGCGATTCGGCGGGCAGAACGTCACCCAGAAGTACTTCTTGCCACTGAGGCGCGGTGCATCCAGCGCCAGCGCGATAAGACCGCAGGTGCGGCGGTATGACTTTGCGTGCTTGTGCTTTTGCTTCCAATGCACGCGCGCGTTTGGACTCAACTCCTTTGGCGGCCACGGCAGCGTTAGGTCGATCATGCAGCCCCCTTCACGGTAAGAATTCCGGCCCGGATCAGGCCTTCATGTGTTTCGGCGATGGCGCGCGGCATGTCGGACCAATCAACGTCGCCGGCGGCACGACCGTCGATGACGTCGTGGCAGGAGCTGCAGGCGTACACCGCGACGGTGTCGAAGCCCTTCATGCCCATGCCCTTCTGCCCGCAAGGCAGATGCGCAAGGACGGTGGTTTCTGGGTTGTAATTGCAGATGCCCGGCATCCGGACGGCACACTCTTGGCCATTGGCGGAGGCGCGGAGCTTTCTCGAACTCACTCGCATGCCGGCTTCCCCGTAACGACGTCGACGACTTCGTAGGTACCAGGCCACATCCACGCCCCATAACGCTTGGCCATGGCCGCGTCGGCGAACAGCGCCAGCGCATGATCAGGTGGCGAACTCAAATCGACCTTGAACGAGCAGCAGAACACTGCCCAGCGGTAGGTTTCGATCTCAGGAACAGCCAGGCGGCGATCAGCCATTCACACCTCCAACAACCCGAGCCGATGGCGTGAGGCCGAGACGGCGCAGCAGTTGCTCGCGTGCCGCCTGGCCGTTTGCAGGAATACCCATGCGCGCCACCTGCGCCTGCGCTACTCGCTCGGTCAGTTCGTTTGCCAGCTCTATCGGAGGCTTGCTGCCGTCGTGGCCAATGCCAACGGCGATATCCTCGAGCGGCAGACCTTGGACGAGACGGCGGATGGTGATGTCGTAAGCTCGGTCGAAAACCTTGCTGGCCTTCTCCGGGATCAGATCACCGAGGTTGTGCATCTCGCACTGAAGCGCAGCATGTCGCACGGCAGCGTGGGACCAGGTGCGCGCGCCGAAGCGACTTGGGTGAGAATTCTCCAGCGCCTCGCGAAAGGCCTTGTCATGGGATGGAATGCCGAGCATTTCGGGCGTTGGCTGGCACCACTTGATGAACTTGCCGACGCTCGGAGCGAAGTCGCCGCCGATCTGCCGGCAGTTCTGCAGTCCGTAGCGGATCTGCTCCAGCTGATTGATCCCAACCGCAAGGAATGCCTTGATCCAGCTGCGCTTCGCAGCCTTTAGCGCTTCATCATCCGGCCAAGCCTGCTTCCATGCCGGGAAAATCGCCTGCAACTCCTTGAACAGCGCGTTCACGACCTCGGCGGTGCCAGGCGGCAACTGCTGCGGCTGAACCAGCGCAACCGGCGGCAGGTTGCCCATCGTGCTGAGCAGTTGCTCGGTGCTGCGGGGCCTCTTGTTTTCCATCAGAGGTCTCCCAGATCGTTTGCCCAGCTGGTGTCATCGAAGTCAGGCTTCTTGCCCTGCCCCGAAGCCTTGACGCGTTCTCGCTTGACCCACTGCACCAGCCGGTAGCACCAGCCGGCCGAGGTATCAACGGTCGCTGGCTTGGCGACGAAGAACCCCATGAACGCCCGGATAGCCGCTTCAGGGACCGCATCGGCAGGAAGCCCGGCGATTGCGATCTGATCCGACAGCGCCTTCTCGTTCGGAGCCCAGGTGGCGAACATAGCGAAGCGCTGGCGATCATCCTGCAGCTCGATAGCGGCTCTGTTCTGTTCGGCGAGAGCGGCATCAATCTCGCGCTGCTGCAGCTGCTCTTCGGTTAATTGATGGTTAAGTGACGGATTGGGTGCAGCCGCTGCACCCCGTTCTGTCTCAGGCTGCACCCCGTTCTGTTGTGAGTTGCACCCCGTGGCGTCATTTGCACCCCGCTCAGAACGGGGTGCAGTATTTGCACCCCGCGATAGTTGAAGGTCATAAACGACTGGGCGGCGGTCATGCCGATCGATGTGCACGGCGGCGATCGCCTGATTGCCCTTCTGGATCAAACCAGACTTCTCCAGGTCGTCCAGCTTGTAACGCACGGTGCGCTCGGAAAGGCCGGTGTCCTGGGCCAGGGTTGAGGCAGAGGGAAATGCACCAGCGCCGTTTGATCCGGCGTAGTTGGCAAGGCACAGCAGCACATGACGCGCGCTTGAATCCTTCAGAGATTCGGTGGGCAGAGAGAGCGCCCAGGACATTGCTTGAACGCTCACGACGAGATTCCTTGATGTTTTTCAGCTGTATTGCACGGAGCGATGATCGTGTTCATAATGGCCCCACTGTGTTTTACAAGTTGTTGAAAGAGCCGGGTTGCAGCCCGGCTTTTTCGTGCCTGCGATTTAGGCGGCTTTAAGCGATTCGCGAAGGATGTGAAGCGCGTCGATGGCCTCTTGAATTGCTTTTTCACCCTGGGCTTTTTCGTGCTGGCTGATGTGGTTGTCCGCCGCAGCGTCGAAGATCAGCCGGCCGACATCGCCGCACTCCGCAGAGAGGTGCCCCAAGGCAACCATCAGCGGTTTTGCGGCCGGCTTCTCGCGAGCAACCAGGTCATAACCGAACTGATCAGCAAGCGTTACCAGCGGGCGCATATCCCGGGTGTGCAGCAAGATGCCGAATAGGTGCTCAACGGTTAGGTGGTGGGCGGCGTTGTCCGGGTTGGAGCGCTGCAGCAAACTGACGTGTGCAAGGCACATCTTCCCAGCCAGTTCCTCTGCCCCGCTTTCCTTGACGGTCGTGTGGCAAGCCCTCAAGAAATTTTCCATTCGTAAAACCTCGATTTTGTTTCCGTAGAAGCCCAGCGAATCGTGAGCGATGATTTGTTCAGCGCGTTAGGCAGCCGACTTTTGAGATGGAAACGGCCGCAGCTCACTTGCCTGGAAGCTCCCGTCTGGAAGCTCCAATACCCGAATGTCCCGTTTCGCGATGAGCGCTTTGTGGATAGCCGGGGCAGTGACACGAAGAAGCCTTGCGGCTTCGGACTGCCCTTTTGCAGCAACAAACTTGTCGAGGGGGGTCTCGTTCATGATCAGGCCTCGGTTGTAGATGGGGCCGATATTAACCATCTGTTAATTTTTAATCAATACCGATGGTTTCTTCTTATTTTTAACCGTTGGTATACATTCGCGCGATGACGAAAAAACGAATCCTTCCTCCTGACCGCCTGGCCGAGTGCGAAGCCGCGCACGCACTGTTCCTCTCAAAGAAGAACGAGCTGAAGCTGAGTCAGAAAAAGATCGCCGATGCGGCCGGCATGACACCCGCTGCGGTGAACCTCTATTTCAAAGGGATCAACCCCTTGAATGCTCAGTTCGCAGCGGTTTTGGCCCGGCTGATTCAGGAACCGGTGGAGGCTTTCAGTCCGCGCCTAGCTGAAGAGATTCGCAGCCTGACAAGCGCGCCGGTTGTGCGGGAGAACGCCGCCAGCTACTCAGTCGGCGGCACGGCGTCAGACGTGGTCCGAGAAATGCTGAATCGAAGCGGGAAGAATCTTTCCGAGGATGTCCGCAGGCGATTGCTGGCCGTGGCGCAAGCTGAGGATGGCGGTGGTGCGATCGAGCTGGACTACTACCGCCCCGGCGCCATGGGGGATGAGGTTTGGATTGCCCACTACGACGTCCGCGCTGCCATGGGCGGTGGGCAGATACCTCACGACTACCCTGAAATGCTCCAGGACATCCGAGTCAGCCCCCAGCATCTGCGCGAAATGGGCGTCGAATTCAAAGAACACTTCCACCTCAAGATGGTGACAGGCTGGGGCCAGTCCATGGCGCCGACTATCAAGCACCGGGATCCTCTGCTGGTCGACATCAGCATCCGCGAGTTCGTGGGGGACGGGATCTACATGTTCTCTTGGGACGGCCACCTTTACATCAAGCGGCTCCAGTGGCTGGGCGATGACCAGCTCAGCATGATCTCAGATAACGCTCTCCATACGCCGCGGACGATTCGCGCAGAAGAAACCTTCATCCAAGCGCGGGTGCTCTTGGTGTGGAATGCATGTCTTGTCTAGTAATTCAATGCAGTGCCTGATCAAAAATTCTGGGTCATAGGAGCTTTTTACTAGTGGACGATGATAAACATAGCGGAAAATCTCTTGGGGAGATCCTAGGCATAAAGCTGGGAGAGATACTGGTAATTTCAATGTACCAGGCTCGTGCAACTCTTACGCTTGCAAAGGCAATCCAGGAAGACTCTTCGACATCACCGGATGTGAAGGCGGCGGCACGGGAGTCTCTCGCAGTTATTGACGAGATAATTGAAAAAATGGAGCAGTCCGTCGGGGATGATGCTATGGCTTCGATCAGAACTTTCGTTGGGAAAACGGAATGAGCAATATTGATCTCAGGCTGATGATGCGGGAACTTGAAAAGCTGAAAGCTGAGCGTGGCGATCGTGACAACGGATCCGGAGGGGGACATACTGGAGGAAACCCACCAGGAGGTAATGAATTGGAAGCTCGTGTAGCGGCATTAGAGGCCACGCTTCCCGAGATCAAGGAAAAACTCAGCCTGATCTTGGTGAAGGTTGATTCCATAGATAAACATACCGCGACAAAAGCGGACTTGGCGAATACTGAGCTAAGCATGCTGAAGTGGTGCGTCGGCACAGCTATCGCAATGACAGGTCTAGCTTGTGCCATCACCTTCGGGCTGACGAAGCTGTTCACTGGCAGCTGAGGCAGTTGTCAATCCGAAGCCCGGCCACAGGCCGGGCTTTTCTTTGTCCATCAGAAAGGCGCCCCCTCCTCTTGCCGTTCGATGACTTTAGCTGATCTATCTTCCTCAGCGCACGCCTCCCACCTCAAAGTCACTGTCCCATCGTCGTTGAAAGTCATTTCGATGCCTTCCGTTTCTGATAGGACGCCAATAACCTCATCCCACTCTCGCTCCCCATCCGTATCCAGGCGGTGGATCGTCACCCAGCGCTGAAGCTGCGCTACCGGGTGATTGATCATGTTCGAGACCCTTAGCCCCAGCCGCTCTATCCCGGCCATTTCATACCGCCCGTGCGGCGCCTGTTGTTCTTTTTCGCTCATGATCACCTCCTAAGACTGTACAAACATCCAGTATTTTTCGAAGCATATCGCACACCCACGAAAAATAAATTAACCATCGGTATTGACGTTAAAATGTACCGATGGTTAACTTAATTCATCGAGACGCCACAGCGCCTTGCCAGGGCCTAAACAGACCCGCAGCTCTTTAGCGACACCCCTTGCCGGATTACCACCGGCCAAGATTCAAAGGCAGCGATGAACCGGCCTCAACGGTTCAGAGGGTTGGCAACTGACCCGGGCGTGCAGCGTAAAACGCCAAGAGCAGTTATCCAGCGGGAGAACAAGCCGAAAGGCCCGCGGCTGGAGGAACAATCAGAAGATAGCCGGAGGCCGACGCCAGTAGCGGGCCACGGCTGGACAGCATCACTGAAGCCCGTTCACTGAGCGGGCTTTGGGATGACAACCGAGGGACACACCATGCACCCAGCAATGCAAGCCCGCGTCGAAGGCAATATCGCGCTTCAAATCCGGGCCGCGGCGGCAACCGCCGAGTTCTACGCAATGATCGGCAAACCGGTACCGGCCCCCAAGATTCGCTACCAGGTCCGCAACAAAGGCAACGCCTATCACATCGTTGAGCGCTCCACCGGATTGACCAAGGGCTTTCGCTGGACCTGGAAGGCAGCCATCAACTTCGCCCAGGTTCTTGAGGCTCGCGCGGACGGCATCAAGGTCTCGCTGTCGGGTGATCGGCAATGATTGGCGAACCGATGCCCAACCCGCGGGACGCAATCATCCAGGACCTGAATCAGAAGCTCGATCAGTTCTTCGGCAGCGGGAAGACCATCCAGCAGATCGAAAGCGGCGTGAGTGCAGAGGCGCCGTTCTTCGGTACCACCGCCCACCACGCCAAGCTGCGCGCTGCCCGCGACAAGTTGGCGCCAGCGGTACGAGCCCAGGCCGAGGCCGGCAAGACCGCCAGCGCCGCCGCTGCCGCGCTGAAGATGCACGTCAAGCGAGTGCAGCTGATCGCCGAGGAAAATGGCTTCAAATTCGCTGAGAACTGAACCTCGTTCCAAGGCGAAACACCGCCCTAGAATCTTGGCTTCGGCGGATTCTCCTCCAAGAATTTCGCGCCACGTTCGAAACCTGCCTTTTCGGCCTCCTCAGCAGTCGCGAACTCACCCTTTCGCGTCGGAGGTAAATCACGGCCGTTGGCTGAAATTTGAATTACGTCCCAGCCACTGGCCAGATTAGCGGAGCTGACAACCACCTTTACGCCGTGTTCGTTTGACGATTCTTTCAAGAACATATCGATCTCCCTGATCCGGCCCCATGCCGGGCCATCAACCAATAGCCCACAAACCCACTTCACGCCACCCTGGCGAACGATCAGTATTTAAATTACGGGGCGGACTCGAGGCTTCATTTCAACGATGGTTTTGGCGTGGTCTCTCATCCTCGTTACAAGGTATGACAAATGATATTTTTCGAATGTCGTTTCGGGTTCCTCCGGATGGATCCACTCAAAGAACTGTAGATGCTGAGCAAGGGTCTGCCCGAACAGCGCACCCATCAGCGCCTCTCCCTCGGCGTATGAGGAATCCTTGAAATCGTCAAAATTATGAGCGATGAATTTGTTTCTTAGGCGGACAAGCTTTCTATCGTCTGCAAACTTCCGGAACATTCTCACCTGTTGTTGGATGTCTTCGGGGTAGAAGCGAATTTCTGCGCCGTAGTCTCGCAAAACGTCGTGGAGCTTTGTCATGGCGAGAATCGCGGAGCTCTTTGTCATTCGCGCAATAGCAAGAAACAAATCACTGCCGGGTTTGACGGTGGACGCCGTCAGGTAATCGCGAAGTACTTTCGACGGCGCTACTAGGTCGTAGATCAGGTCATTTAGAAGCCAACCCAGGTGTTCATTTCTATCCATGCTTCTGCTCCTTTATGGAGAAGAAATTGTAGCGAGGAGGTATTCCAATGCCTATAGAAAACCAAGTTGACGAAAAGAAACTCGAGCGAGCGATCCGCAAGATCAAGCACTGCCTGGCACTCGCACAAAGCGCAAATCGGAATGAAGCTGCTACGGCGCTTCGCCAGGCGCAGGCGCTGATGCGGGAGTACCGCCTGACCGAAATGGACGTGAAGCTCAGCGACGTAGGTGAGGTCGAGTCGTCGATGTCTCGCGCCACCCGCCGGCCGGTTTGGGATCGCACCCTGAGCGCCGCAGTAGCCACAGCCTTCGGGTGCAAGACGCTGAGGCATACTCATTGGTGCAAGATCAAGGAGCGCCGCGTGGAGCGCGCAACGTTTGTCGGCGTGGCGCCGGCTCACCTTATAGCCCTCTACGCCTATGAAACCTTGCTGGCGAAGCTGACCCAGGCACGCAAGGAATACGTGGCAGGCGTGCGTGCCGGCAGGTTCCGCAGCAGCTACTCGCCCGACACCGCTGGCGATCATTTTGCCGTCGCGTGGGCTAGCGAGGTCTGGCGAAAGCTGGAAGAACTGGTGCCGAAAGGCGAGACGGACGAAGCCCTCCCTCTGCATAGCAATGGTGCCGACCTGATTGCCGTGGCAGCACAAGACAATGCGCTGATCGAGCACTACCTGTCGGATAAGCAGATCGGTAAGGCCCGCAAGCAGAATCCTCTGGTTCTGGACTTGAATGCGCAGATCGCCGGCATGCTCGCTGGGCAAAATGTAGACCTGCATGCCGGCCTTGCACGTGCAGGGGATGACTTACCCGCGCTATCAGCGTGATCCGACAACCGTCCAGTGACTTACTGCCCGGACATGCACCGGCGGAAGACACCGCCCATGCCGGACCTTGTCTTGGCGTGTGGACACCGGCACCGACAACTCACGGTGCCTCCAATAAAATTTTTAATGGCTGACGGTTAATTTAATCAACGCTTGTGCCTGTTCGCCTTGCGCTCATCAGCCAACCTTACTTCCAAATACCCGGAAAGAACTGCCGCTATATCCATTATTTTAAACAGATGCACACCATGACCTACGTAATACTCATCTGCGGCCCCACCTGAACAAGTAGCATCAGAATCTATGGAAACTCCCTTCACTTCGGAGGCCTGAACAAATCTTGGACGAGCTTTCTTATTGCCTTCCCCAATAAGGTATTCGTCATCATGTTCGCGCATATTCCTAGCATCAGCAATAAAGCCACTATAGGATTTAATGCCCTCAACGGCTGGAGCTTCTACTAGGCCCTTCAGCTCTGCTCGCCCCAGCCAATCAAGGCACTTGCCGGCAGAGATCAAAAAGAAATGCTCTTCCGCAGGAAGAGCTCCTAAACGCTCTTGAACATCTCTTACCTCACTATTTTCCCCATTAGCGAAAACCTCTCTGGAGTTAGCAAACAAATTCAAGATTTCGATAATGCGATTCCCTTGCATCGTCATCGCTTTGGACCAGCAGAGGGCCTTAAGGAAGTAAGTGATGTTAGTCAGTTCCTTTTGTTCGCTCATACTTCACCTGAAAATATACATTGTTTGAAAATACACCCTACTCCCTTCCACATCCCAAGTCAGCCGCTATAGCGGCAAGGACGAGCTCGACCATGGAAAAGAAAAAACTCGGCCCGGACCATTACCGCTACGTGGACGAAATGGACCCGCAAGGCTTGGAAGTCATCTGCAAAAAGTACGTGGTTGTCGGTGAAACCCAACAGTGCTGGTACATCGTGGAGGAATTCCACAACAGCCTCTTCGGCGGCCCGCATCGTGAATCGATGCTGAAGCAGTACCGCAAGCGCGTGCTGAAGGATGGCGGCGAGCACGGCCGGCGCTTTGCCTACACCGACAAAGCACTGGCGCTGCGCTCTTACAAAGCCCGCAAGTCCTGGCAAATACGCCACGCCCAATTGTCGATCGAGCGTGCGCAGGCCGCCATTGCGTATTTCGGCGACGCCAAGACCGAAAGCACTGTCCCAGCCGATAGGCTGGTGATTCCGTGCGAGTACATCCAATCAATGAACTGGAGCGAGTGTTGATGTCCTCATCACCAGAACCAAAAGAACGGCCGATCCTGTTCTCTGCGCCGATGGTGCGCGCCATCCTTGGTGGCCGGAAGACGGTCACACGGCGCCCGGTGAAAGGAGCAGGCCTGAAATGGCTGGAGGAATTCACGCCTGAATACGTCGCGGAACCGGCCAACGGTCTCTGCCCATACGGCCAGCTTGGCGAACGGCTGTGGGTAAGGGAAGCCTGCCGCTACCCAGCAAGCCTGGACCACTACTCGCCGTCAGCGATCGGCGAAAAGGCGCTCGACGCCGGGTACACCAAACCATGGTGCCCCACGCACTTCGAAGCAGATGGTGCACGCAACGACGGTTGGCAGGGATTCGAAACGCCGCCGGCCGTGTCCGTCCCTGGCAAGCTCAGGC